TTGCACTATGCTTCCATTTGCTATATTTCCATGCTTCTTCCTTTGAGGGGCATGATCTAGATGGATCGTGGTATGCTTTACATTGTTCGCATTTTTCAAATATGCTTCTTCCAGATGAGCCTATAAGACATTTGTACTCATTATCATAGATTGGAACCACAGCCCTTTGATACATAGGCTTTGAAGGATTTGTACATAAACCAACATCATATTTTTCTAATATTTCTTTTGAATATCCTCTTTCCAAGAAATATGAACATGGAATTTCTAAAGATCGTAGAACATGCTCTCTAGTAATTTGATTGGATTCTTTCTCTTGTTTTTGCTTCACATAATTCATCATTGAAGTGAATGTTTTTTTATTCCTATCAGATGTTGATATTCGAATATCTTTTAGGTCTTTCTTGACAAAGTTGCTTAAAAATTCTACAGCATCATTAAATGGAATCATGATGTCACCTTCTTGACACCAATTCAATTCATTATGGCTAATGATTCCTCTAAAAAATCCTATAACAGAACTTCTAAAATGCTCTTCACAACCATGCGTTCTGCATTTCCAATTTCCTCTGTATGTATCTCCATCTGGATAGATATTTATCGCAGAAGGATTATCTCCCCCATGAATCGGACAACACATGGTAATCATTTTACCGCTATGCTTAAAGTCTACATTAAAATATTCCAATAGAGTTTCAATATTATCACAAACAATATCAGACAATATTTTTAATTTAGCTTGATCAATCGAACGGGATTTCTTCGTTATCATCAATTACAAACCCTTCATCACTACTGTTATTGTTTACCAATTCAAGTCTAGTTTTACCTTCAGTAATCTTAGCACACCAACCCTTCATGTTGCAGTTAATATAATCGTTATCGTCTAATCCACCCCCATGTCGAGCGATGAGTGGTACTAATTTTCTATTCCCATTTGCTGGCCCATCTTCTGCTATTTCTTCGTCTGTCTTTCTTTTAAAAATCGTAAAGTTAGAACAGAGCCAGATGATTCTGTCAGAACCACTTGCTGAATCCGTGCTTTCTTTTGTTATGCCGTCTCGATTTAATTGTATGAATGCAACGATAGGAACCTTATATTTTACCGCGAAATTGTGCAACTGCGTCATCATAAAACCAAGAACTTGGTATTCTTTCAAGTCTTGAGTCATCCCACTGGTATCCATCAATTTCAGATAATCGTAAAAAATTACACATTCTTTTGCTGTTCCATCGTCATTAAGTCCGACCTCTTTGACGAGCCACCTTTTCATAATGCTGATTTGATCTTCAAAAGGTTTTCCAGCAATAGTCTTATAGTACAGGTTTGTGTTTTTTAGATTCTTCACAGCCTTTTGGATCTTTGTGTACTTATCTGGGTTCTCAGAAAATTGTCCAGTTTCGATCTGATTAATCTCTGTTTCTGTCATCATAGCAAGAACTCTATGAATATGGTCTTCTTTGGACATTTCAGTATCCATATTTAGCACAGGTATGCCTTTAGAAGCTATATGATAACCCATATTATCTGATAGCAAAGTTTTACCAGTCTTTGGTCTTGCTCCGATTACATTAACAGTTCCCTTTCTTAATCCTCCGCCAATTGCTTGGTCATAAATTGGAAAACCAGTAGGAATACCGATTTGGTCTATAGGATTCTCTTCGAGTTCTTTGATATATTCTTCAAGATTATTCGCTATATGATGAGGTGCGTCTTCAGAATCATTGAGCAGGTTGGTGAAGTTGAAGACCGTATCTTCTGCAATACCAAGAATGCTTCCAATGGGTTCTGTCCCATTAATTTCTAGTAGTTTGTCTTGAGCTAACTCTAGTTGTTTTCTTAAAAGTCTCGTAATCTCTAGTTTTCTGATTTTGGCAGCGAATTTTCTGATATTATTAAGGCTTACAGGAAAATCCATGATTGCCCTAAGATGTTGTGCCTCTTCCTTTTTCTCTAGAATATGGGCAACGCTTAGGTCTTGAGCAACCGAGTATATGGAAGCAATATCAATTTGAGAACTATTCTCACATAATTGCTTTAAACACTTATAGATTACAACATTACTATCTACAGTAAATGTATTTTCATTAATAATGTCTGATATTTCCATATAGGCAGTCTCGCCATATGTAAAAATACCAGCTAAAACAGCTCTCTCTGCCGATGTATCCGCTAAAATCATATTTTCTTTCTTTATCCTGCCGATGTAGAACACCTATTACATTTATATCTTTCTACAGAATCCACTAAAACCGGATTAACTGATTCTGTTTTCCCGCAAGACCTACATTTTACTTCAACAGTCTGGAATTGTCTAGTCCTGTCTGACACAGGTAGATTTTCCCATAATTTTTTATCTATGATAGTATCCTTTTTATGCATATTTCTTTCTGGCATACTATCAAACTTATTCTCTCTTACATCTTGTTGAGTCTTTTGGGTTTTTGTTTTTTTTGTAGATGCTTTTCTCTTTTTTACCTTTGGTGCTGGTTCGTTACCATCTTCTAGACCTTTTTGTAGTATGGCTATAAGAGCCATTATATCTTCTTTTTCAAGAGCCATTTTTCACCTTGTTTCTTTGTATAGAAAGTAAAATATCTGACAAATTTTTAAGATTGTTGGATAGAAAACTTAGTCTATCCATTCTTTGTTTTGCGTGTTTTTTTATTGAATTTAAAGCTGTGGCACGTTCATTGTTATTGATTGCCTGAATACTTTTCTCTAAATACCCATATCCTTTGTAGTTATTAATTTCGCTACAGATAACGTCCTTAATGCTTTCTTCCGCCCAATTATGTCTAGCTATTTCCCTATTTAATGTTCTTTGTATATGAAAAGAAAATTGACAAAGACGATAGGATATTTGTGCGCAATCTTCTGGGTTTAGTTTTTCAAGAACATCCCTATTCATAGTAAGATATTGTTGCAGTTCATCCTCTGGCATAGCATCATTGGTATACGATGGAACTCCAATACTTTTTTCGTATTGATCCAGTACATCATCCCAATACGCAACTAGTTCTTTGCTGGTCTTACTCATTGATAATTAAATCTTTCCATTGTAAATCTGTTTGGTCAAACGGAAGTGCTATATAGCGAATTCCATTAATTTCACACCATTCCTCTTTCTCCCTGTCTCTTTTTTGCGCTTTAACAAAATTTACCATATTTTGATGATAAAATTGTACAAACTTATAATGTTGCTCACCATGAACTTCTACGCACATTTTCTTTAATGGCAAGTAAAAATCCATATACAGAGTAACACCCTTTTTCAAAGTCATAGGCACTTCTTCTAGAACTTGCAGAGTGGGATATGTCTCGTTTAATAACATCCTGGCTCTAAGATGTAATTCTGACTTATTGAATTTAGCATAAGCCATTCTTCCTGTCAGATTCCATGTATGTAAATTGCCATCTAAATCTTTAACCTGCATTTCCTATCCCCATCATTTCTTTAACACTGTTAACCAGACCTTCATATACTTCAGGATTGTCCACAAGATATTGTCTGAGTTTCTCTACACCCTGAAACTTAGGCTTATCTTCTAGGTGAGTTAGAGTATACCATGCACCAGCCTTATTGACAAGTCCAATATCAGATGCCAACTGAACGATTTCCGTATGTTTATCAATTCCCTGTCCATATCTAATATAACTAGTCATACTAGCACCAGGAGCGCCTAAAGCAGAACAGACCACTTGCCAATCAACTTCCTGTCCTATCGGAGCGCTTTCTGTTCCAATTGTCCAAGGACTAAACTTCTTTGCTCTTAGTTTAATGTCTGTTTGATAAGCAATAGCTTGTCCAGATTTTTCTTTGAATTCTGCACCATACCCAGTAGGATTACCCATCAAATGAGTAATACCAATAACAACATTTTTATTAACAGGAATAACATTAGCAACCTTTCTACAAAACTTAGCCAACAACTTAGCACCATCTGCTCGTTGCATTTTATTCATATCGGATGTAATTTCTGCCTCAGTGCATAGAGCAGAATAACTGTCTATAATTACAACAGAACCAGGAACTTCATTAATTAACTTTTCAGCAATTTGTAAGTATTCTTCTGCATGTAGGATTTTTCCTTGTTGAGAACCTATCACATGAAACTTCTCTGGTTTAAGATGTGGAATTCCTTGTAGGTCACGCTTTTTTAGTCTACCTTCGATATTTAGGTAGTACACTTCTCTTCCGTCCTTGAATGGGCCATAAGCATATTTTGGGTCTTGTGCTGTGGCCGCAAAATCTAGCGAGGTCGTTGTTTTGCCGCATTTTGGCTGCCCAGTTAAAACAACAAAACTACCCTCTGGTATTCCTCCATTTAAAAGAATATCTAGTACTGGACTTACAGGAATAATAATACTCTTTGTGTCGATGATAGAATTTCCAGTGAGTATAATATTCTCACCAAATGTTTTTGTTATGTCTTTCGTAATACTACTCATTGTCTAGATCCTTGAGTTTTGATATGATATTTTTCTTACCTTCCGACTTGCTATGTTTGATTTCTTCTTTCCTTTCAAAGGTTTTTGTTAGGTCTTTCTTTTGAGATTCTAGCATCTTCTGATGCTTCTCTATGATAGCAGGCAGAATAGGCGAACGCAATGAGTAGGTTTTTTGTGTTTGTGGATCATTTAATGCTTTGATTATTGCCGCAGCCGTATACTTTTTCAGTAATTTATATGCCGACGGGATTTGTCCTTTATAATGTTTTTCCCATTCTTTGCTTGTAGCCCAAAATCTGTAATGCAAATCCTTTTTATTTTGCTTGGCCCAATGTTCACAAATTAATTCTGTAATATATTGGGCCGCAGTTACCTCTTTGCCATTCGAATATTTAGATATGTATTTCATCGCATCCTAAAAATAGCTTTATTTTCCTTTTTTTGTGAGTTTAGTTTTTTCATTAGCTCTTGCTGATATTCGTTAGCTTCTTTTGTCATAATACTAACACCATTATCTTTCTTTCCAGCTGTATGTCTTATCATCATATCATGAGCTTTTGTTACTTTTCCTTTTGATTTCTTTTTATCAACAACAACAGGTTCTTCTACAGCTCTATTAGATAAAACTTCATTAACTGTTGAGACAGAGATATTTAGCTCTTCTGCAATTGTTTGTTCAGATGTTTCCATTATATCGTTTAAATATAGAATTGCATACTCTTTTGCTTTACTGAGTTTAGCCATTAGTTCATTTCCCTTTCTGCTTGATTGATCCAAGCCATGTTACGACTTTTTAAAAAAGATGTATATAATTCAAAAGTTCTTAATGTTACTCTCTTAAAATTATATTCATTCCTTCCTATTCTTGAAAGAAATTTTTGAGATTTACCTTCAGAGAATATACCCATAGGATTGTAGAGCTTACCATAAGAATTTACTTTAGCGAAATATTTTGTTTCACCATTAATAGTTGTGGTCTTAGCTAATGCTTTGGTTTCTGAATATGTTCTAGGTAATTTATTATCGTCAATAAATTCTTGTTCACCAAGAATAGTGTAAAACTGATCTATTTGTTCAAGATCATTGGTATTTTGATTATTCTCTTTTTCCTTGGACTTATGAATGCAGTCCTCTATATTTATTGATCTCATTTATCTTAGCCTTTCTATAAAGTTCTTTGATGGCTTCTTGGGTTTCTTTAACCTAGACATACCCTTTGGTAATGGCTTATCCGAAGGGGTTTCCTTATATGCGTTATTCTTTTTCCATATTGCTTGTTTTTCGTCGTCACTCATTCTGTCGGTATTTCTTTTAGCTAAGTCCCCAAGTGTTTTCAATTCACTGTCAGATTTCTTAACGCTTCCATTAATTGTTAGGCAGTCTTCGGCATACCTTCTTATGGTTTTTTTTGAAGAACACGATTCACACTTCGGATGCTCCATATAGTCTGCAATACTAGATATTAAACTAAAAACTGATTCGCATTTTTCACATTCATATGTATATTCTGGCATTTTAATACTCCGGTAGGTAGAGCCTCCATTCTTCTGGTATCATGTCTATAGTAGTGAGATACTCATACAAAGGCAAGTACCGTAATCGTTTTTCTGGTTTTATGGGGTTTTTTAGTAATGGCATTCCTGCTTGCTTGG